AAGGTCAGCCATAACTAGGGTCTAATGTAGTCTGAAGTGCCGTCAGGGCGTTTGTAAGTGTCCACTCCACCGGGACGCAGGTAAGTGAACGTCACTGGAGGAGGAGGCGTTGCTCCTCCAACAGTAGCAGGCGTCTTTGACCGGCGTCTGGACAGGAACCGAATCATTACAGCCCAATTCCTTGGATGATGTGCAGTGAGCCAGCTCCACCTGGCGAGATGAACGAAACAGTGTCGTCGTCCTGGTCCTTTCCAATCGAAACCTGGGAGCCAACGAGCACGGGATAGCCGGCAGTCGTAGCAGGTGCGCCACTTTCAGCGGTGCCTACGCGAACGTAGACAACGGTCGAACCGAGGTTGGTGAACACCACTGACTCAGAGGTGAGTCCCAGAGTGATGGATTGAGAAGTAGTGTTCGGCGTGACAGTGACGCCAAGGCTGTAGGCAGGTTGAAAAGCGAGTCCCATAAGTCAAAGTGATTAACCAACACGATACCAAGTCTTGAGGATTGGCTCAAAGCGCAGTGTGAAGAAGCCTCCAGAGGAGATCGTCGTAGGAGTCCCAACGCCCAAGGCGCCATTGAGGTTGATCGTCAAAGCCGTCACCGTCTGAGAGGAACTCACGATGATTTCTTGTGAGGCCACACAGTTGGCGACATTAGGCAGGATGATTGTGCCGGCAGCCAGTGTGGCATTCGGAGTCAGGACCAACCAGGTGCTGGCGCTGCTATCAGTGATCGTGACAGTGAACCCAGTGCCAGTAGGGCCAGCGTACTGGATGATCTTGCCGTCCCCAGATGCACCTTGAGACTGAACGTACTGGGCGACAGTGTCAGCGGCAGCACGGTAGTCTTGGTTGTTGACGTTGACTGCGAAGTAGGTGTTCGCAGTGATTGTGTCCAGCAGGGACAAGCGTTCGATAGCCATGACTAAGAGTTCTTAAATAGCATCTGATCGTTATTTTCAACGATGAGCGGGTTGAGATCTGGGACGTTGACAAACACCTGATCGGTGCGCTTGTAGCCTGCACCAAGCGGGAGTGTCCTCACAAACTGCTGTTCGTAAGGCATTGCAGCCTCAATCAGAAGCTGGTCGTACAGCAGTTTCGCAGTAGCTTTCGTATCCGGCGATAGAGATTTGCCGTATGCAGGAGCAAGACGAACAGCAAGGTTAAGCACCAGTGCTTCATTGTTATTGAGTGAGGTTTGAATCTCCTCGTCGATGTTACTGTTGCCCGGACTGGCCGGCAGCGGGTAACCGATCTGAATGTTTCGAGCCTGCCAAGAAGCGACCATGAGATCCAGACGCCTGAGTGCGCTTTCGAGTTGATCGGCGGTGATGTCGAAAATGTACGACGCCAACCCAATCTCCTCGAATGCCTGCTCAATAATCTGTTTCTTGGTCCACATGTTATTTAGCGAGTGCTTCGTCAATCATCTGGGCGATCTTCTTGTCAGAATACCGTCCATCAAACTTGATTCCAAGCTCTGTAGCCTTGGTTTCTAGCTCTTCCCTAGTAGGAGGGGCGCTATCATCCCAAGCAGACTCAGAAGTGTCCCTTGCGGCCCTTCCTTCGATGGCGGCCTCAAGGCTATCAAACCAGCCTTCACCGAGCTTCTGCTCCAGTTCCTGCTGATCGTTTACATCAACAAAGTCATACGTCCCGTTAGGACGAATGTACTTTCCTTCCGCTTTGTAAACTAGACGCGGAAACTCCATTACTTTCTTGCCCTCCCAACAGGCTTGCCAGCGGCAACACGAGATTTACGGGCAGAACTCAGGGCCATCGCAACGGCTTGCTTCTGCGGGTATCCGGCTTTCATCTCCTTGCTGATATTTTTGGAGATCGTCTTCTGCGAATATCCTTTTTTGAGAGGCATAAAGAGTTGATACACAAAGGGGAGAGCGGAGTCAACCGCCCTCCCCTAGTGAACGTCAGACTAGGGCTGACCAAACAGGATGATCCCGCTCATCTCAGGCTGCTTGTTCACAACACCGAAGAGCGTGTCCAAGCGGTAGCGAGTCTTCATCGTGTTGATGTCGTACTGCTTCTGCATGACCAACTCGATCCCCTGATCGGTGGAAGCACGCATCACGTTTGCACCAGCGTCAGCGGGAACCGCATAACGACCGGGCAGGATTTCGATGGCGTCCTTCTGCCAGAAGCAGTTGATCGGAGCTGCGGCAGTGTTAAGGAACACGATGGCGGCGTTAGAAGCCTTCGCAGTCACAACGCAGTTCTGGTACTCAGCCGAGGCGGTATTGGCAACCTGGTTGGATACGATACCAGGACTGATCACCATCTGGGTGCTGTTGGTCACGCTGATGACGCGGAACGTCTTCAACTGGCCAGTGTTTTGCTTCGTGATGTGATGCACCGCAAACACGTTGGCAATCGTGAAGCAGTCACCAGCGGCAACGCCGGTTGTGCTCGACACGGTCACCGTCTGGAAGCGGTTGTCCACGTTGAGACGTTCAGCGGTCGTCGGGGACGTGCTGATCGACTTGGGAATCTGGTAGTTGTTCGCAGAGTCACGAGTGTCGATGGTGATGCCGGAGCCGGCAGCAGCAGCGATACGGTTGGAGTAGTCGAGCTTGAAGGTGTCGAAGCTCGCAACCTGGCCGATGTAGGCCCGGTCGTAAGCGGTCAACGCCTTGCCAGACAGCGTCTGACGACCAGCGAGGTTGCTCGCCATGCCGTTGTAGTCGCGAGTGGACAGCGCCAAGTAACGCGAATCGAAGTTCACGCCCTGCTCATTGAAGATAGCTTCGCACTGGGCGACATCGTCAAAACCAGAGGCAGCGGACAGACGCTTCACAACGAGCGTGCCCTGAGCGGAAGCCACGTTCATCACGGCGACGTTGATGTCGGAAGCCAGCTTCTGCTTGGCAGAGTCACCGAGGCGCTGTTCCTGAAGTGCGTCACGCAGTTCAGTGGCAGTCATCACCCACGGCACAGACTGGTTGAACCCGATTGTGGCGGGCACAGCAAGCTGCGTGTAGTCGAGGAAGTTGCTCGTCATATCAGTGCCCGAGTACGAGCGGCTGATATAAGGCTGCGGCCTCCAGATGACGTTGTTGGTGCGTTCCATCATAGTCTGATCCGTGTTGTAGATCGAGACGTTGCGGGACAGGACGAGAGCGTCTTGGAAACCTTCAAGGAGGTTCTCGAACGCTACCCTTTCTTCTTTGCTGAATGAATTAGCCATATATTAGGATTGGTTTTTTAACTGCTTTTTGAAGGCGAGCACTTTGGTAAAGTCTCCACTGCGTGCCGCCTCTTCACGCAAGCGATCCAACTGAGCGTTGGAAGTACCGAGACTACCGTTTCCGTTGATCCGTTTTTCGGGAGGAGGAGCTTGTTTCTTTGTCACAGAGAGTTGAGTTTCGAGTTTTGCTACTGCAAACGCGAACTGAACAGGATCAGTGATTCCAGCCAGTTCCTTCGCTTTGTTCGAGTTCTTGCCTAGGGCATAAACCAAAACTGCTGGATTCTGGGCTCCCTGAAGAATGATGCCTTGTTGAGTTACACTCAGAGTTTCGAGCACAGTGTCTTCAGCGTCCTGAAAGTCCGATACCTTTAGCCCGGTCTTGGACTGGTTGTAGGTTTCGAGCTTCTTCTGCCAAGTCTGCTGTTCTTCCTGCTGTTTGGCTTTCTGCTTTGCTTCAGCCTCTTCAGACTGTCGCTTTTGCTCGAACCAGCCAGCAAGTTCAGTCTCGAACTTGTCTGAATCATAATCACAACCCTCAAGCGTTGGTTTCTTTCCAAGAACAACAGGACTTTGCTCTGTTGACGGTGAAACTGCTTTGAGTCTTTCCTCAAGTTCGCGCTTTTCACGCTGCAACTCGCGGTAGCTCTTTCTCAGGTTGCGCACCCATTCGGGCGCCTGCTTCTCTTCCTCCTCAGGGGCCGGCGATTCCCCAGCGATAGTCACCACTACTTCCTCTGTCGCTTCCTCAGTTTGCTGCTCAGGCTCCACCGGGGTGGCCTCTGGCTGCTGAGTGAGTACTTCTTCAGTTTCCGTTGTGGCTGTATCTTCTGCCGTGTTGTTGGTGCTCATG